CTTAATAGAAACACTATCTCAAAAGCATACACTTCATCTCTTAGATAACCTCTAAGATTTGTAGCATTTAGCTCATCAGCATAAGTTTCTGTACTAGGGATTCTATATGTTTCCCATTTAAGATCAATTTGGGTAGCAATCTGTTGATAGTTAATTCTATCAATAGAAGTTAAGTTATCCCAGATAAGGATATCTTGTGCAGTGGTTAAGTCTTGAGCTACCTCATAATATGGGTATTTCTCAAATATATCAGCAATTGCAAGACGAATCTGTGTAACATTCTGTCCTGTATAAGTTATAGTTCTAGTATCGTCTTCTATAAAATATGTACCAACAAGTTCAACAGAAGCGATTGCATTTACTGTTTTAATTACAGCAAGATTAAAATACTGAAATTGTCCACTAGTATCTAAGTTACTAATACTAACTACAATAGAATTACCAACCTGGTAAGAGAACTCTGGTGTAGTGATATTAGGATTGGCAATAGGTGTAGGATTGGTAACAGAATAGTAAGATGTATATGCATTACCAGCAGCATCAGAATACTGAATAGCAAACTGATATGTACCAGCAGTGAGGTCACCACCAGTTACAACATCTGTTATATCTAACGAAGGAATATTAAAATTAGGTTGAACGTTTAATTGATTACAATCAAGTTCATTAGTATAAACAGGATCGCATAAATCAGCATTAGGAGCTAGTTTATATGGGATATTGTTTAGGTCTATATATCTTCTAGGGTTAAGACCATCTGTCCAATACACCTCTGTGGTGCAATTTGTAATCTTGTGAACAGCTTTAAGAATAGGATAGTTTATATCAAAGTTTAAACAAGGAGCACTAACTGCTACACGATAGACACAATCATTATTATCCATATATCCAATCTGACTATCTCCTGTTTCAGGATTAGCTAGAAAGAATACATGTTTGTTCTTTTCAACAATAAAATGAGTTCCTATTAAATGGAAGTTTGTAGGAAAGTCTAGACATAGCTCGTTCCCTGGCTCATTCTGATAGTTTACAGAATCTGAGTCAAAGTTTTCAACAGATGCATTCAATGCATAAGTTAACTTACCTTTAGGAATCTGATTTACAGATTGATCTAAATTTAAGCCAGAAGTAGCATTGTTATACTCTTGTCTAATATTAGTTGTTTCTTCTCCAGCCATATCTGTAGCTTCTATTTGGTAATTCGTATCTGTTAAATCTATTCAAATCCTGTATTATTCTTCGTTGCTTAGCCCAAGCATCTTGTTTCTTCACCTCAATATCAGCCATAATAAATGCCTCATCAGACATCTGTTTATAGTTGATCATCTTTCTTTCTAGCTGATTATATGTTTCATCGTTAGTTTGATTGGTAAGAGTTTCCATCATTTTGTATTTGATGAAAGCTTCAACAAACTCTCTAACACGATAGTTATCTGGAATCAATTGATTACCCACCCCATCATAAGCTGTAGAATAAAATATTAAATGAACTACACCATTTCTAAAGTTGGTAACAAACTTGTTATCTCTAATATCAAATGAGTCAGCAGCAGAACTACCAAAGTTTGCACAGTCTAATGTGCAATGTGCTTGAACAGATATATTACCTGGTTTTAATAGGTATTGTCTGTGGTATTCTACAGCCACTTGTTGATTAGTCTTGTATACAGCTTGGATAAGTTCAGGCATGCACGTAGGACATCCTGTTGTACATTCTAGGTTGGTACAAGGAGCTCCTCCAGAAATAACAGGACTCACCTGTATTGTTGTTTGAGAAGCAGCTTGAGAATAGAATGAGTTAGCTGTTTGGTATGGATAACCAGGGATTGATGTACACAACCAAGCTTCCCTTACAGCAAAGAAGTTATCAGGAAGCCTAGCTTCAAAGTCCTCAATATATAGAAGCTGTTCGCTAATAACATAAGAAGACCTTCCTAGTTTCCTAAGACATTTATCCAGGTATGTAGGGAATAACAAATCATCTACAGCACCTGTATCGAAGTAGCTTTTAAACTCTTCTTTAACAGTCGCATAGACAGGCTCTGGGGAGATGAAGTTATACTTGTAATAATATGACATTTAATTTATTTTATCTGATTTTATCAAATTCTCTTTACACCATAAAGGTTGTAAATTAGTATAATGACAAAGGTTTATTATTTCTTCTTCAGAATTAGCACTTGCTAAAGGAATAATATGATCTATATGATAACCATATCTATTAAAGTTTTCCAACGTTATTCCTTCAGGGCACTTACTAATTATATAGTTTTTGAACTCTTCTATAGAACATCCTAAAACTTGTTCTGTTTTAATAGGTTTTATAGAACCTTTTCTTTTAAACGATCCTCCAATAAGACATCTAATATTCCTAGAAAACTTATACACTGGATCTACATTTCTTCTAACTTTTTCGTAGGTTTTACTATACTCTCTTACCTTTTCTTTATTTTGATCTCTCCAAGCATTTATATATTCAGGGTTAGCATCTTTCCATTTCTGTTGATACTTTCTTTTAGAAGCTTTAATTGCTTCTAATCGTTCTTCTTCTGTATGATACTTTTTACTTGCCATCTTATTTTTTCCACTCTCTGTAGATATGTTGATATTGATCGTTGGTTTTTAGGTAGTGGGATAACAACCTTGAGGTTGTACGAGAAGGTTTAAAGTACCAGAGCTTCATGTTCTTGAATCTGGCAGACTCTCTAAACCACATCCATCCGAAGAAATATCCTTCAGTGTGGTAATTAAAATTGTAGATGATTTTACCCTTCTCTTTAGACTTCTTCCAATCTACTGGTAAGTTAACAAACTCTTTACCATCGATGGTTTTCATCTTTTTTCTTTTCTTCTTATTAATAGAAAACTCACCAAAACCAAAAGGAAGCCTAGCTTTCTCTCCTGTTTCTAGGATGTAGTTCTTAAAACTCTCATTGTACAAATAGATTATATTTCTCCATTGGTCAAATGAGATTTTTACAGAAGGGTTCTTTTTACAGAAATTATTGTAGTTTTCTTTACTGGAGCTTCTCCAATCAACTTTTGTTCGCATTAGTTTGCATTGGTTGTGTTTGGTGCTTGACCATCCACCCCATCTTCTGTTTGATCTGTCTTCAGTCTGAAGTACGTAGATAATAGCTTTTGAGATGTAAGTTCTAGCACTTGCTTTTCTAAATATCCAGGGCAGCCATATTCTTTATCTAGAGGATTTTTACAATAGTCTTCTAGATTGATATTATCACTGCAGCAGCACTCAGCAAACATGATCTCATTAGGAACATCTTCTTCAAAGAAAGCAGCAATTCTAACAGCTTGTAACAAAGGGTTATTTACGTATAAGTAACCATTTGAAATCCAATAGTATTGTTCGTTCTTGATGATTGGAAGTTTTAAGAGATTGATATATCTATTGATAGTAGTCTCTTTCAACTTTTTGCCTTGTCCACTCATTGCGTTTATTGAATAAACACCTTGAATGATATATTGGTAATTACCCTCGCATATACGAGGAAGTTTAAATTTTGTTCTAGCAACTGTGCAAGGATCCACATAATCACAACATTCAGAAATAGGAACTTCTACCAATTCCAAACAAGGAATGGTAGTAAACAAAGTATCAGTAGCCCAAAGCTTTCTGAGATTTGTTTCACGTTTTACTAATAAAAGTGTGTTGTTCTTAATCTCAGATGCCACCACTCTATCAGTGATGAGGTTATCTGTTGATAACAATTTGTGCATCGCACGCACATCTGAAACTAATTTCCTTAAAGTTGCCATTATAAATACTGTTTGAATATATTTGTCATTCCCTCAGCTTGATCGATTAAGAATGCTGTCACTTCACCTTTAGACATTGTGTGACCGTTCTTATCATCCCAAAGGCTCTTAGCATTTGAGAAAGCTGGAATTTGGTAAAATTTAATACCGTTAAAGTCATGACTCACTTCGTGATGTTTATCTCCTGTGAATATATAGAAGTTATGGTGGAATGACCATTGATCTCTATATTCTATTGGGAATAGTCCTGCAAGTTTAGCTGGCTTAATAGCATCCCCATGATTGAACATTAATGCTGAATTGCCATAACTTACATACTTTCTATATTTAGGAGAATCATCAATTGTAAGTCTGTCTGTATTTCTAAAATACGTTTGTAACCAATTAACCATATGCCATCCTACAAACTCATCATGATTACCAGCTACATACACTACATTAACATGTTTAGCATGTTGTAATAACATTGTAATCATTAACACCTCATGGTTACATATATACTCAAATGAAGTTTGATATGTATGTGTATTCTGTTGAGGGGTTCCTTTTGTAGTTGCATTGGTGTATTCACTATTAAACTCATCAGAGCCAATAATGTATGTAATTTCTTCTAGGTTGTTTGAAAGTTGAGCCTGTGTAGCTATCACATCCACCTTATACATAATCTTAGCCATTCTACTTGCTATGTCATTATCACCATCTACATCCCACTTGTTTAAATGAGAGTCTTGTTTATTAATAACTAGCATACCGTTTGGCTTCTCTGGAACAAACTTAGGACTCATAACTTCCTGACTAACAGGCTGATATGAAGCTAAAAAGTCTACGAAGCTATCTTGAAATACTTGCTCTGTAGACTTCTTTCCTAACCATGCTTTAACTTGCCAATGGGGATTAGTTCCATTCCCCCAGAAGTTCTGTACGTATTTAGTTATTTCCCATTTATCTGTGTCTATGTGACACTTCTCAATTAGTTCATCTAAACTCTTTACCTCTTCGCTAAAATTAGCTACTACTTCTCCTGTACCCTTGCTTATGTCCTCTGTAAACTTAATGATTACATTCTCTAGTTCAGCAATGTAGTTTCCAACCTCAGCATCTTCCTCACTCTTCTCTTGATTTCTTAACGCATTTAATAACTCATCCACCTCTAGTTCTGTAATTCCAAGCTTATCAGCATAGAATTTTTTACTCTTTTTCCAATGTAAGATCTCTTCTAGCTGTTGTAGCAATGATTGGTTTTCAGACATATATGGTTTAATTTAGTTAAAATTAGTGTAAAGGTACGAACTAATTTTCATATTTACAAAATTTTATTAACCAAATCAATTATATACATTAATCAATTTGATTAGAGTTTAAACAAAAACCCCCAGCCTAGAAAGGCCAGGGGATACCTTGTAAAACCAACAAAACAAGGTTTTTGATATTTTATGGACAAGCTGTTGTAGCAACGATGAAACCACCGTTATCTACTTGGTAGCTGTCTGCACCAGGTCCTTGAGAATACCATTGGTTACCTCCCACTACAGGAGTTATTCCACACTCTCCATTTACATACAATCTTGTAGGAGTTAATACGCTATCAACATCATATAATGTAAAACTTCCTAAATGATCACATGGATTAGAATTTGGACCATACAAATAGATTTGTTGACATGGAGCAGCTGTAGTTGTGGTTGTTGTGGTAGTACTACTAGTGCTACTGGTAGTAGTTGTTGTAGTACATGGTGTCACAGGTATATCTGTATAGTTTGTACAGGTTCCTGTAGACATAACACGAATGATTGTTGTTCCATTAGGAACCAATGTAGATGTGTATCCAGCCAACAAACTAGATTTTGCTACACCTGTTTCAAATGGTGTAGAATATGAGTTTGCATTTGAATATAGACTGAATGGTCCTGTTGAAGAACCTGCTGTTGTTAATGTAATTAATACTGTCATATTGTGGTTTATTAAGGGATTGTAGTTGTTGTTGTAGTTGTAGGAGCACTAACACATTGATTTACAAGTGTACAGAATGCTACAGCCACAGATGGATCATTTACAATAGCTGCAAACAATGCATCAGCTATCTCTGAAGCACTTAATTTATTATCTAACTTTTGTAATACAACGTTTAAGTTATCTTTATTGTTAACTCCTGAATTAGGAAGATTGGGACCATCATATTGACTATATGATGTTGGAATAGGGTAAGTGTCCACAACCCAACCATTATCACATGGTTTAGGGTAATAGGCATTCACCGTATTTTCAAAGCAAGGGGTACCAGGTACGCAAGCCATTATAATTTAGTTTAATCGATTAAGGAATGTACATGATGTAGTAGCACGCACGTACAGGCTGAATGTTAGCATGACCTAATCCACCACCTGTATTACCAACTGTTACATTTATACCTGTAGTAGCACTTGTTGTATACTCAGGACCAGTTAATGCTGGTGTATTTGAGTTTGATAATTGTGTAGCAACACATTGTGTTCCACCAGAGTCATCTGTAGTTCTGTTACCTCTAAAGATAGAGCTACCAGGAGCATGCACATGACCAGGATCAGTAACTACAACAGAGTGTGAGTGAGCAGGGATTTGTGTACTGTTTAATATTATAGTGTTAGCACCACCACCATCTCCAAGAGCATAGTTAGGATTACCAACAAAGGTAGGATTAACAGCAGCATCTAGAGCTCCACCACCCATACCAACAATAGCACCTACAGGAACACGTCCTCTTTTATCTGGAGTTCCATTTAAGCCATTACATAGATAGATTTTATCAAAACCGTCAGCAGGAATCCCTGCACCAGTGATGTCAAAATATCCTAATGGACCATAGTATTCTACAGCTGTATAAGGAACCATTTTTGTATAGTTCTGTGTAGGAGCAAGACTATCTAAGTAAGCTTGGATTAATGTATTTAAATCAGAAAGCTTTACATAGTTAGTATCTAAATCTAAAGCTAATGCATTTAGATCTACACCTAATTGACAAAGCTTTGTAATAACAGCTTGAACTATAGCATGTGTGTCAGAAGAAGCAGTTACTCCTGTAAGACATCCAATTGTATAGTTAGCATTTAGTACAGCAATATCAGCTTCTACAGCATCAACTTGCACTTGTAAATCACAAGCAGCTTTTACTAAAGCTGTAAATAAGTCTAAAGCAGAAGGGTCTCCACATTCTGGGAAACAAGGAGGAAGATACTTTGTAACTAGTTCACAATAAGCATCTGGATCTATAGTGATAGAAATTCCTGTTCCATCTAGGAAACTAATCACTTTATTAATAAGAGCTTGTTCTATAACAAGAAGGTTATCACCAGTCTCTATTTCTAGAGCAGGAACAGAGTCCCCTGTATATCTAACACATTTATCAGAAACAATCTCTACACAACCGTTATAACAATTTGTACAAGACATTTTATAAATTATTTATGAATTAAGATTTTTACTTTACTAGCTATCATCTTTACAGTAAAGTGACTACAATACTCAGGATTACAATATTTGTAAATTAAGATCCTTTTATAGTTCAACAAGTCACCAATTACAACTCCTGGTACAGGATAGTTTAAAGAGAATACGATATTGTTATATTGATTATTTGCCAAGTCTGTTAACTTGCAATCAATATCATTTAAGAGTGTAGGAATAGTTGTACACTCAATACAGTTTGTAAGCCTTGGTGATAACATTTTTTATTCTTTGAGTTGCTTGCTTCAGCTTGTTATTGCAGGCTGAACATAAGCCATTAATTAATTGACAACCACAGCCTACCTTTAGACCACAGTTTCTACAGTTTGCCATGTTATTGGAAGTTAATTATGTAGTTATTTCCTGAACAACCACAATTGGTTTTAATAAAATTATTGAGCATTCTATTTGCTTGTATATATAACTTATTAGAAGTATCTACAGCACAGTTATTAGCTGCAGCAATAGAACCCTGAATCATGTAATATACACTATTTAAATCCACCTTAGCTTGTGTCTTGATAGCAAGATCACATTCCATCATATCAAGCTTCATGAAAGCATTGTCAAACTTTTCTTGTAATTGTTCAACACGGATGATGGTTTTTGTAACATAGTTCTCGTATGCAGGAGCAACAGAATATGTTAATGTATAGATTCCATCAGGAAGAGGAATCAACGGAGCTCCTACAACACTAAGTCCTAAAGATGTTGAGTTAAATATATTAAAGTCATTAACATTAAACGGTAGGGATACAGGTGCAAATCCAGGCATTGTTATCTCAATAGTTGGAGAGTTAACAACAGGAGGATCTGTATCATAAGTTGATGCATCTGCCACACCTAATGTTAATGTATTATATGTTGGTATTACTAGTATATCTAAGGTCATGTCTTTAAAATAAATATGCCAGAGGACTTGAGAAATATCCTCTCACCCTCTGGCATAGGTTATATGATTCTACTTATTATTCTATTAAGGAATCAAAGTAGTTGTTGTTGAAGTACTAGGCCAAACAGTAGTTGTAGTAGAAGTTGTACTTGTGATAGGACCGCTATCATCAGTTACAGCACCTAAACCAGCTACTAGGATTG